GTGGGTGGGTTGGGTCAAACAGACAGGGCGACCGACAGGCTGTGCAGGGCCTGCCGAAACTCGGCCAGCTCATCAGACTCACTCTGACCAGACAGGGCCTTGATGCGGCCAATGACGGCCGTGGACTGGGCGCGCGACAGGCCGCCTGCATCACGCAGGAAGCGCTCGCAATCGCTCAGGGTTTCAAGCGCCTCGATGGCGCTCTTGACGGTGTTGACCTGTGCGGCCGCGTTGGCCGGGAAAGTGACGATGCTCACCTCCCACAGGTCGATCTTCTTGAGGGTGCGGATGCCAGTGAGCTTGTCGAAGCTGTCATCCCGGGTGACAAAGCCAATGCTCAAGCCGTTCACGGCTTTGGCCTTCATCAGGGCGCGGGCCTCTTTGGCGCGGGCCACGTCATCCACCAGCAGGTGGCCCTTGACCATCAGGCCGTGGGTGTCTTCACGCATCTCCAGGTAGGGGCCGATGGGCTCGCCGCTGCGGTGCTGCCACAGCACAGGCGGCAGGCGGCCGGAGTCTTTCCAGGCGGCCAGGCTTTCAGCAAAAGCGCCTGGCGCGACGATCTCGCGGTAGCTGTCGACGTTGCCAAAGACGCTGCCGTAGCCGGTGAAGATGCCGGTGTCTTCGACGCTCTTGACCTCAAACGGCCGGTCGATGTAGGTGATTTCCATGGTGTGGTGGTCTCTTGCGGTCAGGCTGCAGGGGGTTTGGTGGCCGGCACGTTGGTGGCCACCGCCAGCGCGGCAGCGGTGCCGCCCATCGGGTTCAGCTCGTCCAGATCACGCACTTCGTCCTGGGTCATCCAGGGCGGCGATCCGCCTGAGCCCAAGGCCTTGCTGAAGTACTCGGCCCGGTCCTTCATGGCGCCGCGCAGCAGGCCGGCCGTGATGTGCTTGACGTAGTAGCCCTGGGCGCGCTCGGCGTCGGTCAGCAGGTGGATGTCGGCGCTTTGCTCGATGCGCTCGTACCAGGGGCCCAGGGTGTGGACCACGTGCGCCAGGAACATCTGTTCAGCGCTGGCGAATGTCTGGGCCTTGTCGCCAAAGCCGATCATGATGGGCTGCACCCGCAAGGCGCTGCAGATGGCCAGGATCTGGTGGCGCCGGGTCTCCAGGTGCTGGGCATCCACCCCGGTCTGGCTCAGCGGGGTGAACTTGGCGCTGCGGTCCAGCAGCATCACGCGGGCAGCATTGGCTGCCCCGGCGTATTCAGTTTCCAGCCACTTGCGCAGGTCGGAATATTGGGCCGGGCTCAGCGTGCCTTCGACGCTGTACAGCCCCGAAGGGCGCAGGCCGCGCTGGTGCATCTTGGCCTGACTCTCTTCAGACGCCATGGCCAGGCCGATGGCCTCCCGAGCCAGGCGCACGATCTCCAGGCCGGTGTAGCCGTTCCAGCTGGGGCCGCGCCAGTGCCAGATGGCTTCAGCCGGGAACGGGCGCTCTGCGCCGCTGTCGCCGCGCACCACATAGGTCAATGTCCAGTCGTCTGCACGCCGCACCGTGACGCGGCCAGGCTCGATGGGGATCAGCTCGCCAATGCGGCCTGAGCTGACCCGGTTCTTGAAGGCAAAGGCCTGGCCGGTGAGCGCCGCATGGATGCCCATGGTTTCGCGCATCTCAAACGACGTCATCCACGGGTTCGGCTTGCGGTGCAGTTTGTCGTACAGCGGGTGGCCAGGCACCGGCTGCCGGTTCTTGCCGTCGGACTTGAACACCTTGAGCGGCACCTGCGCGATGCCTTCGCTGACCACGCGCACGCAGGCCAGCACGGTCTCAACTTCCAGCGCCGTCTGGGCATTGACGGTGGCGCCGCTCTTTGTGGCGCCGCCGCTGACCAGCTGCAGCAACTCATGGAACACCGACGACGACATGGCCGTGGCTTCCTTGCGCGCGAAGGGCCACAAGTTCATGTGGTGGCTTCCCAGAAACTGACTTCTTTGGTGGACTGCGCCGCCGCGCTGAAGTGCGCCATAACCGCCGCCACCACCAGGTCAATGCGGCCCGTGGCTTTGGCCTTGTTCAGCTTGCGATTGCCCGCCGGGTCGCTGTCGGTCACGGCGTTGGCGGCGCACCAGGTGAGCACCGGGTGGCCGTTGTGCGAGACGGTGCCGTTCAGGATGGCGGTCTCGAAGGCATCGATGGCCGGGCTCATGTCTTTGAAGCCCTGGCCGAACGGCAGCAGCATCGGCAGCTCGATGCCATCGTCGGCGGCCTGTTGTTGGAAATCCTCCAGCCGCCAACGGTCGGCAGCGATGCTTTCGACGTTGAACTGGGCGCAGATCTGGGCCACGCGCTGCAGCACCGCGCGCTTGCTGATGGCCGCCCCTGGGGTGGTCTCCAGGTGGCCAGCGTTCTTCCAGGCTCGGTAGTCGACGCGGTCGCGCTGGCTGCGGTCTTGCAGGCCGACCTCTGGCAGCCAGCACCAGGGCAAGATGGCCCATGGCTGGCCGGCCTCAGCCGGCTCGACCAGCAGGACGAAGGCAGTCAGGTCGGTGGTGCTGGACAGGTCGAGCCCACCGAAGGCGCGGCGCCCGCGCAGTTGCTCGGCGCTGAAGTCGACGCGGCAGGGCTCCCACACATGAGCGCTCAGCCAGGGGTTGAGGGCGGCTGTCCACTGACAGAAGTTCAGGCGTCTGACCAGCGCCTCTTTGGCAGGCATGCCGATGGCCTCGGTGACGATGCCACGCAGGTACTTGAGGCCTGGCAGGTTTGAAAACTGCAACGAGGGGTTTGACTTTGCCCAGCAGGACTCGTCACGCAATGGGTCGTCGCCCTCGTCCAGGCTGCATACGAAGCCAAAGAATGCGTCGTCGTCTCGCTTGCCCGCAGCCAGCTCGCAGGCGTAGTCGTGGTAGATGCCAGCCGGCGTGTTCTTGCCCGCGCCCGAGTTGGTGATCATCAGGATGAGCGCCTGGCGTCGGCTTTTGGTGCCCAGGCGCAGCATCTCGATCACTTGCGCGGTCTTGTGTTCGTGCACCTCGTCGATCAAGGCGATGTGCGGCCGGGGCCCGCTTTGGCCGTCTTCTGCGCTGATGGCGCGGAAGAAACCGCCAGACTTGCGATACCCCAGGTTCCAGATGTTTTCACCGCTGCCGCTGCTGGTAAGCACTTGCAGCAGCGCTGGGCTTTGCTGGTACATGGCGACGGCGTCGCGAAAGAGCACCATGGCTTGGTCGCGCTTGGTCGCTGCCGCGTAGATCTCTGCGCGTGGCTCGTTGTCCGCCACCAGCCCTTTCATGCCGATCCCAGCAACCAGCGGGCTTTTGCCACTGCCCTTGCCGGTTTCAACGTAGGCGGTGCGGAAGCGGCGGACATCGCCGTGCATCCAGCCGAACAGGCTGCCGACGACGAAGGCCTGCCACGCGTCCAGCAGGAATGGCAGGCCCTCGAACTGGCCGCCATTCAGGCACAGTTGGTCCTCGAAGAAGGCGATGGCTGCGGCTGCCTTGTCTACCGACCAGGTCAGGCCACGGGCCGGGCCGTCTTTTAGGTCGCGAAGGTGACGGGCACAGGCGTCGCGCACATGGGGGCCGGCGATGATCTTGCCGGCCAGCACGCACTCGGCGTAACCGGTGGCACGGTCAACCGGCCGGGCAACGCGCGGGGCGCGCTTGCGGGCCGGGCGCGGCTTGTCGATGACGGCCTCGGACATCAGGTGTAGCTGGCGAAGGGATCGCCGCTCTTGTCGAACAGACCTTGCTGTGGGTCGACCATCACCCGGCTGCGCGCAGACGGCGTGGCGCCCCACTCGCGCAGGGCGGCCATGCCTTGCTTGAATGTCATGCTTTGCAGCAGCATCCAGGGGCTGAGGCTGACAGTGCCGGTTTCGGCGTTGCGCATCATCACCTTGCCGTCAGCCGTCTTCTCGATGGCCAGGCGGTGGGTGGCGATGGCCATGCAGGTCATCTCCAACAGCGGGGTGTCGAGCTCGCTCAGCACTTTGGCGCGGCGCAGCTTGGGGGCCAGCTCGCGCCAGATCGCCGCAACGTGCTCGGGCAGGTGTGCTGGCGGCGTGAGGTCTTGCAGCAGGTCGGGCTCGGGCTCTTTGGCGTTGATCGCCCGCTTGCCCGGGTTGCCGTTGATCAGCTTGAGCGCGGTGGGGTTACGAGGCCTGGCCATGTGGCGCCCACGCGGAAAAGTTGCTGTTGTAGGACTTGATGCCGTTGAAGAAGTCGGCGTAGAAGGCGAACAGGCCGGCGTCAGCGGTGATGGCGGTCTGCTCGGTCCTGGGGTTGGTGTTGATGTTGATGTTGGCGCTGCTCTCGATCACCAAGGTTCGCCCCGATTGCCGATTGCCGAGCAACATCACCTTGCTGTGGTTGCGGAAGGTGGCGACGCGGCCCTTGTGACGACGCACTGCGTCGCACAAGGCCTCATAGGCGGGGGCGTACTGGCTGGGGAAGATCTCGCCGACGTAGCAGTCAAGCCACTGCAGGCGGCCGGCGTCAAGCCACTGCGCCAACTGGTTGACATCGTCCAGCGCCATGCACCAGGTGGACAGCAGCATGTAGTCGAACAGCTCATGCTGCAGCAAGTGCTTGGCGTAGCTCAGGCTGTCGATGTCGCCACCGCTGATGACGTGCCAGGTTTCGCCGTTTTCGATGTAGGCGGGCAGCAGCGCGGCCAGTGCGGCCTCAGACTTGGCGCGGCGCACGCTCACGCGGTTTCGGGTGCGATGAGCACGGGCAATCACCTTCGACGCCAAGCGCTTGGCGGTCGCCTGCGGGTCATCGAACTCGCTGAAGTCGGCGAAGCAATCGGCATCAACAGCCGAAGCCCCATCCTGAGCCACCAACACCCCCCCCCTATCCATTTCGCGGCTTTGCGAGCGAAGGGAACCGACCGGTCTGGGGCTCGGGGGCTGTGGACTTTTGACCCCCCCCTCCATCCAGCCGACCGGCCTGGGC